CAGCATACATTGGTATTATTGCCGCTGAAAAACTAATTGGACTATCTAAGTACACACGTATTGCACAGTGGTGTGCTAGACGCGGCACACTACAAGAAGAACTTGCAAATGATATTGCACGTGAAATTCAGAAAGCAACTAATGCAGAACACGTAGGTGTTTATATTCAAGCAACACACGGTTGCTGTGAGAATCGCGGCATTATGGCACATAGTAGTCTTACACAGACAACTGTACTCAAAGGTGCGTTTAAAGACGACCCTGGTACTAAGAAAGAGTTCTTTGACAATATTAAATTACAACAAGAATTTGCGTGTTAAGGAGTATCAACAATGACTAATTGGTATGTAGAAACAAGCGATAAAAAGAGTGTTGAAGAACACGAACTGTGGCAAAAAGATGATATGGTTATTCGCCGCATTACAGGTTGGCGTTGGGGTGCTTGGCACGTAGAAACATCAGACGATAATCCACCGGAGTTTGCATTTGATAGTGGCCCAAGCGGAGATGCTTGTAACATTAGCGAAGAATGGCCAGACAATGTTGAAAATGTTGAACTAGATTCAATGGATGATGGTTGGTATGGTGATATTATTTTCCCCGACGATATGCCTGAAGAAGAACAAGAACGTCTTGAAGAACTTTGGGACGAAGAGTCTTATGACGGATGGGAAAGTGATGGATGGGTAAACTACGACACAGAGTGTTGGATTTGGGGAGACATAAAAATTGAGAAAGTTGAGGGATAAATGAAACTAAGATATTCAGAGGCATTTTATAGTGTACAGGGTGAAGGCAAGTTTGTAGGAGTACCTAGTGTATTTCTACGTACCTTTGGTTGTAATTTTCGTTGTATGAACTTTGGTCGGCCACGTGGTAGTACTAATGGTAAATACAACCCAGAAGTAGAGCAACTTCTACAAGAAGGTGTGTTACTAGCGGTAGACAAATTTGAAGATCTACCAATTATAAGCACAGGATGCGACACATATGCAAGTATCTATCCTGAATTTAAACAATACATGGTTGATAGAACCGTAGATGAAGTAGTTGATCATCTGCTATCACTTGTTCCAGAAGGTAAATGGACAATGGATAATGGGCAAGATATTCATCTTGTTATTACAGGCGGCGAACCTTTGCTTGGGTGGCAGAAGTTTTGGCCAGAACTATTGAAGCACCCACGCATGGGAGATTTAAAAAATGTTACTTTTGAGACAAACTCTACACAAGAGCTCAGAGCAGATTTTCGAGATTACCTCGAAAGTCAAAGAACTATACAGTTCACCTTTTCCTGTTCACCAAAACTTTCCGTTTCGGGAGAGTCTTGGAATGATGCTATTAAGCCTAATACTGTTAGTACTTACTATAGTATTCCTAATAGCGACCTTTATCTCAAGTTTGTGGTTGCTGATGATGTGGATGTGGACGAAGTCGGAAAAGCAGTTTCCGAATATCAAAAGGTTGGGGTCAACTGTCCAGTCTACGTTATGCCGGTGGGCGGACACAGTGATGTTTACACGCTCAACACCAAGCGAGTCGCAGAGCTCGCAATGGAGCGGGGATGGAGATATACGCCCCGTCTCCACGTCGACATATTCGGAAACGCCTGGGGAACCTAAGAAAGAAACAGTTCAAGCAGATGAAGATTTGCTTGAACGTATAAGGAGATATCAATGAAACAATGGCTTAAAAAGATTACCGGATTAGACAAGGAAGAACAGCGCATTGCTGAAGAAAAGGCTAAGTTGGAAGAGGAAAAATCTAAACAATTAAAGCCAGCAGATGCTCGTCGTGAAGCACTAGCCAAGGAAAAGGAAGAAGCAACTGCTAAAGGAGAACCTTGGGTTGCTGTACTAGATACACAGGTCAATCCTGAAAACATTAAGAACGGTTTTTTTGAAATTGATTGGAATAACGAGTTTATTGAACAACTCATTGATGCAGGTTACTCAGGTGAAACAAACGAACAAATTGTAGATTTGTGGTTCCGTACTATTGTTATTCAGATGCTAGAAGAAGAAGGACAACCTACTGATAGAGATATGGGTTATATTAATGTTGTTCCAATTGATAAGGGTCGAAGTTCGGTGTCATGAAATTAGTTGCGTTCGGTGATAGTTTTACAGAAGGGTTAATTAAAGAACCTATTGAAAACACACAAGAAGAACGTGCTGAGATTAACTACGCTAATCAACTCTTAAAATTAGATAACCCGTTTACTTCTTTAGAAAATTTAGCATATAGAGGTAACGGTAACGAAACTATTGCTTATAAAATTTACAAAAGACTACAAAGTGACTATAAAGACTGTTTCTTTTTAGTCGCATGGTCTGCTCCTGCTAGACAAGGTATGTATATTAAAAAAGATGATGAGTATAAAACTGATCATCATCCAACTATAAAACATTATAAATTTCAAACAGAAATGCTAATGTTAGGAATTCATTTTGCACTAAATGAATTTAAAGTACCACATGCATTTATTAATGCATTTAGTCCTCATACCCACTATAGCAATTTATTCAATTCAAAATTCTTTAATAAAATTAATTACATTAATTCTACATATAAAAGAAATACATTGTTTGATATAATTGCAGAGCGTTATGGCAATACTAGTGAGCCAGATCAAAAAGAATTCTTTGATGTTGCTAGTAACAAGTACATATCCAAATGTAATCACCCAACTGCACTTGGACACCAATTAATTGCAGAAAAAATTAACCCATTCTTAAAAAAAACACTTGACACACAACTTAAAGAGTATATAATATAAAGTATGAGCACATATATTTTAGTAGACACAGCAAATACCTTCTTTAGAGCACGACACGTTATTCGTGGAGATTTAGATACTAAAGTAGGTATGGCATTGCATATCACTTTCAATTCAATTAAAAAGGCTTGGCAAGACTTTAAAGCAGACCATGTTGTGTTTTGCTTAGAAGGTCGTAGTTGGCGTAAAGACTACTACGAACCATACAAGCGCAATAGACAAGATGCACGTGATGCACTGTCGCCGCGTGAAGCAGAAGAAGATAAAGTGTTTTGGGAAATCTTTGACGAGTTTAAAGATTTTATTGGCACTAAAACTAATTGTACAGTTATGCGTCATCCCGAGCTAGAAGCAGATGATTTGATTGCAGGTTGGGTACAAGCACACCCTAGCGATAATCATATTATTATTAGCACAGACGGTGACTTTGCACAACTTATTGCACCTAATGTTAAACAGTATAATGGTGTACAAAATGTAACTATTACACACGAAGGTTACTTTGATGACAAAGGTAAGCCTGTTGTAGATAAGAAAACTAAAGAAGTTAAGCCTGCGCCTGACCCTGCATTTATGTTGTTTGAGAAGTGTATGCGTGGTGACACAAGTGATAATGTGTTTAGTGCTTACCCAGGTGTGCGTAAGAAAGGCACTAAGAACAAGGTAGGTCTTATAGAAGCGTTTGAAGATAAGAATACAAAAGGTTACAATTGGAACAACATGATGTTACAGCGTTTGACTGATCATAACGGTGTAGAGCATCGTGTACTAGATGATTATAATCGCAATGTTACACTTTGTGATCTAACTGCACAACCTGCAGAAATTAGAGAAATTATTAATAACACTATTGCAGAAGTAGAACCTAAGGACATATCACAGGTAGGTATGCGTCTAATGAAGTTCTGTGCTAAATGGGATATGCAAAAAATTGCAGATCAGGCAGCACACTATGCAGAACCATTACAAGCGAGGTATCCGAAATGAAAGATAAAATTATTGCAAAAGAAGTACTAACTAACAAGTTTTGGATTGTAGAAGACGAGGGAACTAAGACAAATATAGGTACTCTTAGTTACGATAACGAACGTTATATGTTAAGCGATACAGCAGGTTGTCATTTCTATGACAACGAAAGAGCTCTTAAAAAGATATTTAATAATAAACTTATCTGGCAGAAAATTGAGTCAAAGGTTGCTGAAACTGAAGAATTTGATGTTCACGGTTATCCTACAAGTTCAAAACCTTTCAACCCTGTATTAAATATTAAACGTAAACTACCATTGTTTAGTAAATCAGAAAAATCAAAAAGTTTATATTGTGCAGGTTATTATATTATTAAGTTTAATAAAGGTTGGGTTAAAAGTTTTTGTCCAAAACTAATTACAATAGAACGGTATGAAACTCGCGGTCCGTACAAAACAGATCTTGAGATGCGTCAAGAATTGAGTCGTGCAAATGCAGAATGAGCCCATTAACACAGGTCCTATACAAGCATTTATTCAGCAAGTAAAATCTGCTGATGCTTCAAGAGCAAAAGAAGTAAAACTTAATCTTAATGATGCTAAAAACCTAGCATTTGCTCTAGGCATTGTAATGTCTAGACTACACGGCGATCTAGAGCGTTATGTTAAAGAAAATGCTCCTAAAGAAGAAGTTGTAGAAGTTCGTTTAGGCGGTACTGGAGATTGGCAATAATATGATTTAGTAATATGCATATATTACTCAAATTTGAGATAAATATATACGTATATTACTAAAGGAATCATATTACATGAGCCGACCTAAACCTAAAATATTATTAGAATATGTTGATAAGAAAACATACAAAAGCGATCAAATTCTTGATGCTGAGGCCATTTGGGCGGTTTTCTATAAAAACAAACCATTTAACTTAAAGACATCAAATGTTTTAACTAGTTATCCTGGACCAAAATATAAAAAAGTATCTTTTTCAAATCCGGGACATGCACACAACTTAGCCAAAAAACTTAACGAACAGTTCAATTGTAACGACTTTACAGTTGTTAAATTAACCGAAGGAACTGTT